TTAATGAACATTCGTCGCCGAAAACGAGTCTGTATCATTAGTGCGATGCAGTCTCTGCAAAGGATCTTGTTGATAAAATTGGCAGAAACGTTGCCACAATGAAGGGAAACGAGGAGCAAAAAGTTCTGGGGCGCTAAAGAAATATTCAGAAAGTACGGCAAAACATTCAGCAGGATCACTGGCAGCATAAGCATCAATGCTCGCCGCATTCTCGCCAACCAATTCGATTTCTTCCTGAATGTTGTTCATTGCAGCATGAAGATCGTGTTCCCAGCCAGCAACCTCACGCAACGGAATAAAGGGAACTCCGCTGGCGCGATCGCCGTTACGGGTGTCCAGCTTATGAGCGACTTCATGAATAATCAGGTTAAAACCAGAAGCATCAAAAGAATCTTGTATATCCAACCAGTTCAAAACGATAGGCCCTTGCTGCCAGCTCTGACCTGACTGAACAATACGTTGGTTATGCACCAGACCGATATCGTCTTCCCATTCATCATCGACCACAAATGGCGCAGGATAAATTAAGACTTCATGAAAACCATCCAGCCATTCCAGTCCTAACTCCAGAACGGGTAGGCAAAATAGAAGTGCTATCCGGCAGCTTCTTAATGAATCCAGTTCAAAGCCCTGTAAAGGAACAAGCCGCTTTTGCTGTAAAAAACGTTCGGCAAGAGTGACTAATTTGCTTTGTTCCTGTTCCGTCAGACCCGTTAAAAGGGGGATCGATAGTGCTTCCTGCCAGGGAAGGGCAGTTTGATGTGCTGATTCTTGTACTTTCCAGGGCCACTTAATCATCGTTTTGCTCGCAAACTCGTCACTTGAACAAAATTGCACGGACAGGGACTGTTAAAATGCCAAATTTCCTGGCATCATGGCAACCATCTGAACGGAGAGATGCCGGAGCGGCTGAACGGACCGGTCTCGAAAACCGGAGTAGGGGCAACTCTACCGGGGGTTCAAATCCCCCTCTCTCCGCCACTATTCAAACACTTACAGCATTCCCTTTCAGTGACCTGCATCCCGATGAGAAAAATTGAGAAAATCCACTGAGAAAAATTCTAGCGCCGAAGCATGCTCCGACGCCAAAGAATCATCTCATTTTCTTGTTCAACGTTGGGCTGATTTTAACTTTCCTGTCGTAAACAAGTACCTGTGATTCTGTCTTATGACCACTGAATTTTTGCTTATCCCTGCCAGATCCTTCATAGTCTGAGATCCCTTTAGCCTTTAGATCATGGAAGGTGCAATCAAGTGGCCTACCAAGTTCTTCAGAAGCCGCGTTTCTCGCTTTTCTCCATGCTTCATTAAATCCCTTGTATGAATAACGCTCACCATACATTGTCCTGATAACAGGGCCATCCTGTCCCCATTCCCTGCAAATATCCACAGCCGCACTAAGACGCTCAGTCCAGGCTTTGATCTGTTTAATACCAGTTTTACCTTGCTGTATGAAAATTCCTTTATCAAGAATCTGATTCCAGTTCATTTTAAGAACATCAGATACCCTTGCAGCGCAAAGATACGCAATTTCCATCGCGGCTTTAACTGCAGGTGTCGCATGAGTGAAGATAGCTATGTACTCTTCATCAGTTATGTAGCGGTCGCGCTGGGGTTTAGGAAACTTATCGACACCAACACACGGATTACCTGGTACATAACCACGCTGATATCGCCGCAGCGCAAAAGGTGGCACTGGGGCGAAAACTGGAATCGCCGACGCCGTTCACCGTCAACTCAGTGGGCTCTGCTGGCGCCAGAAAGAACAACCTCCGCGCAAAAGTCTTTGTGCGCGATGTCGCCGCTGAATATCTCGAACCCTTTGAATTTGGTGGTGAACATAAACTGAACAGCCAGGCGCTGCTCAATCCAAAGAACATCAAACTGAACAAATACGGCAACATGCCGCGAAATAAGCTGTCGCAGTTGAAAGCGAAGCCGAATGTGTTCGTAGGTGAGGTCAATGGTGTTGATGCTGTCTGGCAGAGGCGTAAACCGAAGAAGGCGAAAAAGAAACGAGCCCGGCGCTCAGCGAATGGTACGCGCAGACCAAAGCGGAAACAGCGTGCTCCTAAGCTGCTGGTGAGGTTTGGTGATGCTCTACCTGTTACGCCTACGCTTGACTACATGAACCGCTCACGGTCAATGGCAGCCGGCTTAATGCCCGGCGCGCTGAGTAGGGCGATTGAGGAAGCGATTCGAACGGCAAAATGACCTGAATACCTACCCCATAGGGTTTGGGTCCTTCCTGAGACTTTTGTAAGGCACGGGCATTGCGCGCCGCAGTGTTTTCCTAGCTACAAACTTTTATTTTGTGTCCCATGTCCCACCCCAAGGGATCGCCAGCCACGCCAGAGCCAGCACGGATTATTCCATTTATTCCAGTGGGACATTCGTGTGGGACATTGAAAAAATGTCCCAGGTAAATGTCCCACCCCAAAAATGTCCCAGGTGATGTCCCATGACCACGATGAACCAGAGTCAGTACGCGCAACATTCAGGCGTCGATCGCAAGACTATTGGCCGATGGATCAAGGCTGGTCGGTTTATCGTCATGGATGGCGACCTGATTGATGTTGAGGCGAGCGATGCCGCGCTGAAGAAAAACCGTGATGGAAAAGATCCGCGGGCATCAAACGCGAAGAAGAAAAAAGCCCCAGCACCCCGGAATGATGGCGACGATGAAATTGATGAAACCGTTCGCCAGATAATGCTTACAGAAGGTGCAGTCCTTTCCAGGGAAGAGGCCGCGCGGATCCGTGAAAATTACATGGCCCTGCAGGCAAAGCTCCAGTATGAAAAAGACAGCGGCCAGACAATTGAATTGGCCATCGCCGAGGAGGTTCTGTTTAACGCCTTTCGCCAGCAGCGTGATGCCTGGCTGAACTGGCCTTCACGCGTGGCACCGCTGATAGCCGCCGATCTGAATGTGCCGGCGGACAGGATGACAGAGGTGCTGATTGAACATGTCCACAAACATATCTCAGTCCTCGGAGAACCAGAGTTTAACCCAGCGGAAGATTGAGCGTCTTCAACTGAGTGTCCGGAAAGGGTGGACACCGCCGCCGCGGATCAGCGTCCCGCAATGGGCCGATGACTACCGGAAGCTGGCGAAAGAAGCTGGCAGTACCTCCGGGAACTGGGAAACATCAACGGTTGAAATTGCCCGCGGTCCTATGCTGGCCGCGACGGAATCGGGCGTCCACATTATCACCGTGATGTGCTGTACCCAGTTAATGAAAACCGCGCTGCTGGAAAACCTGTTTGGTTATTTTGCGCACCTCGACCCATGTCCGATTTTGCTCCTGCAGCCGAAGGAAGAGGCCGCTGAGCAGTTTTCCAAAGAACGCATCAGCCCGCTGGTTAGGGTAACGCCAGTTCTGCGTAACATCATAGGTGACTCAAAGCAGAAGAGTTCAAAAGAAACCATTCTGTATAAAGCTTTCACCGGCGGATTTCTGGCGCTGGCCGGCGCCGGTAGTCCAGATAACCTTGCGCGCCGTCCGATCCGTGTTCTGCTGGCAGATGAGGTGGATAAATATCCGATTACCCGTGAGGGCGATCCCATCGCTCTGGCGGAAGAGCGAACCGCCACATTTGGCCTTAACTGGCTGTCCGTGCGGGCTTGTTCGCCGACGATCGAAGATGAAAGCCGGATTGCTGACAGTTACGAAGATTCAGATCAGCGGCGGGCCTCTGTAGTTTGCCCCCATTGCGGGCACCGACAGTTCCTTGATTTCTTCAAACATGTTCAATGGCCAAAAGAAGGTGATAAGCACCTGACCAAAGCGGCCATGATCCATTGTGAATGTTGTGGTGCTGGCTGGTCAGAGGGTGAGCGTCTGCGGGCATTACAGACAATCCGCTGGCATCAGACCAAACCGTTTGAATGTTGTGGTTCCCGCCATTCACCATTAATGGAATACGACCAGAAATGGCATGAAGGAGACGAGGGCAGTGTTGATGCCGTCTGGCGCTGGTCAGAGTCGGAACGGCATGCCGTATACCGGGCGATTTGCCCGGACTGCGGGGCCGAGGCGCTGGATAATCACCACGCCGGGTACCAGGCGTCAAAACTCTTCAGTCCCTGGCAAAAAGACAAGCCATCGGACATTGCAAAGAAATACCTCGATGCGAAAGGGGATCCGGATAAGGAACAGGCCTGGTGGAACACCCAGATGGGGTTGCCGCACCGGCCTAACCACGGGAAACAGCTCCCGGTTGATGTCCTGCTGGCGCGCCGTGAAGTCTTCCCGGCCGTCGTTCCTGATGGCGTGGCATTGTTAACTGCGGGCGTCGATACTCAGGATGACCGATTCGAAATCACGATCACTGGCTGGGGGCGGGACGAGGAATCGTGGTCAGTTGCGCATGACGTCATTTATGGCGATCTGGAGACTGAGGAACCCTGGAAGCGCCTCGATGCGTACCTGAAACAGATATGGCGACGCGGCGACGGGCGAGGGCTGAATATTCTGGCTGCATGTATGGACTCCGGCGGTCACCACACGCAAAAGGTTTATGAGTTCTGCAAAGATCGCCTTGGGCGCCGCGTCTGGGCTATCAAGGGCGAATCTGCGCAGGGTGGGAAACGCAACCCCGTCTGGCCAACCAAGCGACCGACATCAAAAAGTAAAGCCAGCTTCAGGCCAATTATACTTGGCGTGAACTCTGCGAAAGATGTTGTCCGTGGTCGTCTGCATCTTGAACCGCCAGCTTTAGGTACTGCCGGTGCGGGCTATATGCACTTCCCGGATGATCGTGACCTCGGCTATTTCAACCAGCTGCTGGCCGAGCGACTGGTTTATAAAGTGGTGGCCGGTCAGCGATTCAGTGTCTGGGAGCCTATCCCCGGACGGGCGAACGAAGCACTCGACTGCCTCGTTTACAGCTATGCCGCGTTGTGTGGGCTGAAACATATGGGATTAAAACTCAATGTTCGGGCCGCTAACCTTCAGGCCGATCCCGATAAGTTCCTGCCGGCGCCAGCCGAGCCAGAAGAAAAAATCAATTACGAATTACCGGGTGCCATCGTGGATGAGGCTATGGCTCCTGTTAAGCGTAAGAACATTTCTAAACTCCTGCCGCAATAAGGAAAACCATGTTTAACCGAAACACGAGCTTACTTGCTGGTGGGATGACTGATGAGCAGCTCAGAGACGCTCTGCAGAAAGCGCAGCAGGCTTATATCGACCTGACTACCGGCAGCCGTGGCGTCTCATTCTCCTATACGCAGGGTGATGGGACGCGCTCTGTCTCCTATCAGCAAAGCTCTCTCGCCGACCTGCTGGCGCTGATTCAGTTGCTGCAGGCGCAACTGGGAATTGTCGCCCGGCCACGGAAGCCAGTGAGGTTCAGATTCTGATGAATAAAGTGCAAATCCTTGGTCCTGACGGGAGACCTTATCAGGCACCAAAACCCAGCATGTTGACGGGCGGTAGCCGGGTGCCATATGACGCCGGGGATTCCTTCAGCGATCAACTGGCGAACTGGCAGCCCGCACTATGGTCACCGGATAACGAAATTAATATCTACCGTGACCGTATAGTTTCCCGTGCGCGGGATCTGGTCCGAAATGATGGATGGGCCAATGGTGCCATAACTCGCCTGCTTGATAATGCGGTCGGCGCCAATTTCCGTCCGATCATGAAGCCTGACTATCGTGTATTACGGATGATGACAGGTAATAAAAGTTTTGACGCAGTATGGGCGGAAGAGTACGGAAAAGCACTCGCTTCCCACTGGAGAACCTGGGCATACGACACAGGCCGTTATTGTGACGTTGAGCGCAAGCTAACCGTTCCACAAATGTTGCGTCTGGCCTTTCGCCACAAGCTGATTGATGGCGATGCCCTGATGGTGCTTCAGTATCGCACCGATCGCCTTGGACCAGGTAAGGGGCGTTATGCCACGACGGTGCAGGTTGTTGATCCCGACAGACTCAGTAACCCGCAGCAGAATTTTGATATGCCGAATATCCGCGGCGGCGTTGAAATTGATGCTGACGGCGCACCTGTGGCTTATCACATACGTGAAGCACATATCGGTGACTGGTGGAGTGGCGCCAAAACAATGACATGGCGACGAATCCCGCGCGAAACCGCATGGGGGCGCCCGCACGTTGTGCACGACTTTGACCATGAGCGTGGAGCTCAGCATCGGGGGAATGGCATTCTGACTCCAGTAGTGCAACGTCTGAAGATGCTGGTGAAGTACGACCAGAGCGAGCTGGAAGCAGCAATTCTGAATGCTATCTTCGCCGCGTATATTGAGTCTCCATACGATCCCGAAATGATCCAGTCCGCGCTGGGGGAAAACTTCGAAGAGGGATTGGGAGCATACCAGGATGGTCGTGCAGAGTTTCATAATGATCGCCGTTTGACGCTGCAGAATGGCGCCCGTATGCCGATCCTTTATCCAGGGGAGAGAATAACAACGGTCAACGCTGCCCGCCCTTACAGCAACTTTGAGGTTTTCGAGTCTGCAGTATTGCGTAATTTCTCATCCGGTACGGGGTTATCTCCTCAGCAGGTTACACAGGACTGGTCTGATGTGAATTACAGCTCTGCGCGATCTTCCTTGCTGGAGGCATGGAAAACGCTCACCCGCCGACGTGATGATTTCTCCATGGGTACCGCTCAGCCGCTTCTGACGGCCTTTGTGGAGGAAGTTCACGATAACGAGGATTTACCTCTACCTAATGATGCCCCTGATTTTGTTGATGCCCGGGCAGCGTATTCCCGTGCGCGCTGGATGGGGCCGGGGCGAGGATGGGTTGATCCGGTGGCAGAGAAAAAAGGCGCCATTCTCGGCCTCGATGCCGGCCTTTCCACTCTCGAAATTGAAGTGGGTGAAAACGTGGGTGAGGACTGGGAAGAGATACTTGATCAGCGCCAGCGGGAAATTGAGTCCTGCCTGAAGCGCGGACTTCCATTACCTAGCTGGGCGCAGGCGGACCAGTTCGCCAGCCAGACAATTACCGATCCGGAGGAAAAGTGAATCTACCTCATCTGGCCCAGCGCCTTTTTAATACACCGCTGGCGCTGCACCCAAGTAAAGCTGAAGTCATCATGGCATCCGTTATGGACCGGTTTGGCATCAGTAAAATCGAATCCTCTCTTGCCATGGATGATGACTGGTATGGATACGACGATAACAGGGGGCGGGAATCCCGTAGCGACCCGGGTTATGACAATGTGTTGGGCGTCGCTGTCATCCCGATATGTGGGACCCTGGTGCAGAAGCTGGGTAGCCTGCGCCCATACAGTGGCATGACAGGCTATGACGGCATTCGTCAGGCCTTCCTGACTGCGATGGAAGACCCCGATATTACAGGGATCTGCCTGGATATTGATTCGCCAGGAGGCGAGGTCGCCGGATGTTTCGATCTGGTCGATGTCATTTATGGCGCCCGCGGGAAAAAGCCCATCCATGCCATTCTGACGGAAAGCGCCTATTCCGCCGCCTATGCGATTGCCAGTGCGGCGGACCGGATTTCTGTTCCCCGAACCGCTGGTGTGGGTTCAGTTGGTGTGATCACTATGCACCTTGACTGGACCCAGCGGATAAAAGATGACGGCCTCAAAGTCACCATCATCACCTACGGTTCCCGTAAGGCTGAGGGGGCACCGCTGAGAGAGCTGTCAGATGAAGCGCTGGCGGCTATTCAGCAGGACATCAACACCATGGGCGAATTGTTTGTGAATACCGTCGCCAGAAATCGGGGGATTAGCGCAAAGGTTATCAAAAGTACTCAGGCTGCCTGTTTTATGGCTGCTGATGGTGTGGAACTTGGACTGGCTGATGAGGTGTGTCCTCCTGATGCTGCGTTCAGAAACTTACTTGAAAAAACAGGAGCCTGAAATGGCGAAGAAAAAGACTTTTAGTTTTGCTCATCTTATTGGCCGTGGCGCGACTGCTTCCGAAGAGGAAGAGGACAAAAAGGCCAAAAAAGCGAAAGGCCGTCGCGCGGAAGAGGATGAGCGCGAAGATGATGCCGGGGACGATGAACGCGAAGATGACGCGGAAAACGACGATCGTGATGATGACGCTGAAGATGACGGTGACGACCTGGATGCGGCTGAAGACGATGACGATTCCGAAGATGACGGCGACGATGACCGCAAAGAAAGCAAAGCGGTGAAAAATGCCCGCGCCGCCGAGCGTAAACGTTGCGCCCGTATCTTCGGCAGTAAGCACGCTGCGGCGAATCCGTCACTGGCCGCTTCACTCGCATTCAATACCGGGATGAGCTCTACCGCCGCTATCGATGTTCTGGCATCCACGGCGCCAGCCTTGCAACCAAAGGCAACGCGCGGGCGCTCTCTCGATCAGCGCATGCAGGAAAGCCATGATGTCCGTCTGAATCCGGATGGCGGCAAGAAAGAGAACGGTAAATCGGCACTGGTAAACCAGATGACCGGCCTCTACAACTCCATTAAAGGAGAGAAATAATGGATCAATTTGGTCAGAATGCCTTTGCACCTGGCATGAAGAGTTCAGTGTTTGTGCCGGATCAGTTAATTGCCGGTACGCTGCAACTGGTCACTGACACCGGCACGATCACCGGCGGTGTGTATAAGCGTGGCACTGTGCTTGGCATGATCACCGCCAGTGGCAAATATACAGCCAGTGTGAAAACCGCAACGGATGGTAGCGAGACGCCAGCGGCCATTCTGGTTGATGATGTTGACGCTTCCACCCATGGCGATCAGTCCGGCGGCCTGTACCTGATGGGCGAGTTCAACCAGAATCATATTATTTTTGACGATTCCTGGACTGCGCCGGAACTGAAAACAGCACTACGTCCGCTGGCCATCTTCCTGAAAGACAGCGCCCAGGCACCTTTACCAGCGTTCCGAAAGCAGCCAGCAACTGGCTGGCACCATGAACACGCTGATCGTAGTGCTATGTACCGGAGCCATGACGGATGCTGCTGCAGATTACAACCCAACCAGTCGTAATGAGGCCGAAGAAATCACTCAACGCGTGGCCGGGCAACTGGATACCGCGTTACTACTGGCGGGCGACCGTGGCGATGATGATCTTTATACGGCATTGATGGACGTGAGAACCGCTTTTCTGAATACCATGGCTCAGACTTCATCCGGACTGAGTGAGTTGATGCAAATCAATACTGCGGTGCCGGTTCCTGCCCTGGTACTGGCCAACCGCCTGTATCAGGATGCCTCGCGGGCAAATGAACTGATACAGGAGGCCAGCGTACCGCATCCGGCATTTATGCCGACGACGATGAAGGTGTTGAGACAATGAGTACGGATAATGATCAGGATATTGTCTCCCTGACAGTGGGCGGAAAAATCATTGAAGGATGGGACTCTGTGCGGGTGACCCGTGGCATTGAGCGTTTTCCCTCCGATTTTGACCTGGGACTGATGGATTATTTTCCGGGAAGTGACCAGAAGCAGCTGGTAAAGGAAGGGATGCCTTGTCAGGTAAAGCTTGGTAACGACCTGGTAGTGACGGGGTATGTTGATGACTGGTCGCCTGCTATTTCCCGTTCGCGCCATGAAGTCAGAGCCTCAGGCCGCAGTAAGTGCGCAGATCTCGTTGATTGCTCTGCTGAATGGCCAAATAACGTCATCAATAACAGTAATGCGCTTGATATAGCCTCCCGCCTCGCATCCCATTACAACATTGGCGTAAGTACAGACGTTGATGATCTGGTGAAAGTTCCGCAATTTTCCCTGAACTGGGGGGAATCGCCACAGGAAATACTTGATCGTGTCTCCCGCTGGTCGGCATTGCTTTATTACGATCAGCCTGACGGTAACTTATTTCTGACCCGGGTGGGGACAAAGCGCGCGGCCAGCGGTATCGCAGAAGGGGTAAATATCGAACAGGCTTATTACCGCCGTTCGATGGCTGACCGCTTTTCTGATTACGTCGGCGTATCGATGAGCATTTCGCCGATTGCAGGATTCTCGCCAGATACGGCTTATGATTCGGTGACGCTGGCGACGGCCCGCGATCCTGAGGCGGCCAGTATGCGTTACCGAAAACGGATCATTATTGTTGAAAGTACACTGATGGCTTCACAACAGGCTCAGCGAGCGATTGACTGGGAGATGAACCGCCGATACGGCCGTTCCCGTCAGTTAACGGTGACGATTGATTCCTGGCGCGATAAATCCGGGAAATTATGGGAGCCGAATACGCTTATCCCGGTCAACATCCCGAGTCTGCAGCTGCCTGACACCGAATTGCTTATCGCAGAGGTGACTTATATCAGAGACAGTGACGGCACCCATGCGCGCCTTTATCTGATGCCCCCGGAGGCTTTCGCTGTCCAGCCTTATGCTTTCTACCAGCAAATACCCGGACTAAACCAATGAATCAAAATTTAAAGAAATCGGCCACGCGCATCGCCGGCATGCTGGGCATTGGCCGTATTACCACGCAGAAAGATAGCGGGGTTGTGCAGGAAATCCAGTACCAGACTCCGCTGGAAGTGGCCAGCGCCCCACGGCTCTCTGATTTTGGTTTTTCATCGGGGTTACCGGCGGGATCGGATGTGCTTATTGCCTTTCTCGGCGGGGACCGCTCCAGTCCTGTCGTCATTGCCTCTAACCATCAAAGCTTCCGGTATACCGGGCTTAAGCCAGGCGAAACCGTGGTCTATAACCAGCAGGGGATGAATATTCATCTGACCGAGGAGGGAATTTTCATTGATGCGAAAGGCAAAGATGTAGAGATCAATAATGCCAGAAACATCACCGCGACGGCAACGGAACAGGTAAAGCTGGTTACCCCCAAACTCCTGGTGACGGGTGACATCATCGATAACTGCGAGACGAACAATTCAACGCTCAAAGCGCTGCGGGATGCTCACAACGATCATGACCATGACGTTAAAAAAGTTCAGTCCGGCGATAGCACGATCATAAGCGAAAAAACAGAGAGTCAGGTATGAGTGATATTTCCTCATTCTGGGATGTGGATGCCATTCATGCTGACTGGCAAACCGGTAACGGCGTACTGACATCTGAGAATGATATGCACACGGCCATAATTATCAGTTTGTTTACTGACGGACTGGCGCGCGCTGATGATGATTATGAAGGAACTGACCGCCGCGGCTGGTGGGGGGATCTGGACAACGACCGGAATATTGGCTCAAGGCTGTGGCTACTGCGGCGTGAAAAACTGACGCGCGAAGTGGCGATGAGAGCTGAAGATTATGCCGAAGAGGCTCTGGCCTGGATGAAGTCGGATGGTATTGCAGCAGCGATAGAGGCTCAGTCAGAGATTGTTTTCCCGAATAGGCTGAACCTCATCATCCGGTATTTGCCGCCGGCGGGGGACTGGCAGGAGTTCAAATTCTTCTGGCTATGGGAGCAACTGAATAATGCCATTTAAGCGGAAAACACTGAGCGAGCTCCGGCAGGAGAATCGCCAGTTTATGCAGGCAGAGCTTGAAAGTGTTGGCGCGCTGTTACGGTTTGGCAACCTTAAGGTGCTCGCTGATATGGATGCGGGCATGGCCCATCTGCACTACGCCTACCTGGATTATATTGCCCGTCAGAGCACGCCTTTCACCTCTACCGATGAGTGGCTTGCCGGATGGATGGCGCTAAAGCAGATTTACCGAAAAGCCGCAACGGCAGCACGCTCTCCGGCGGCGACCGTTACCGGAACGCCGGGGAAAACACTGTCAAAAGGGGCGGTGTTAAACCGTGATGATGGTTACCAGTACACAACCGATGATGCCATAACGATAAACACTGCTGGCAGTGCGTCGGTTGCTGTAACAGCGGTTTTGCCGGATATCACAGACGATGTGACAGGAGGAGGCGCTTCCGGAAATGCCGATGCTGGCACCATTCTTACACTGGATGCTAATGCCCCCGGCATAGACAGCTCGGTTACGCTGATTGAGCCCGCCACCGGCGGCGCCAACATTGAAAGTGAAGAGGATTTCCGATTACGTGGTCTGCTGGCGTATCAGAATCCCCCGCAGGGCGGGAGTGACACTGATTATAAAAGCTGGGCTTTATCCGTGTCGGGGATTACCAGGGCATGGATACGGCGCCGGGGGATGGGGCCGGGTACCGTGGTGATTTACATCATGTGCGACGGCGATGATAAAACCAATCATGGATTCCCTGTAGGAACTGACGGTGTCTCTCAACTGGAAGAGTGGGGGGCTGTAAAAGCCACCGGGGATCAGGGGAGAGTTGCCGATTATATGTATCCGCTTGCGCCGGTTACTTCCCTTAACTATGTCTGCTCTCCCATCGAACGCGTTATCGATTTTGAAATAGGCGGGATATCTGATGCCGACAGCGCAACGACTGCGGCCATTGCTGATGCGATTGACGGGGTATTGTTTGAATCCGCTAACCCGCTCGGCACAGGGAAAATTTACCTTTCAGATCTCAACCGTGCGATAGGGGATGTTGCCGGTACTTCAGGTTATATCCTTGTGTCGCCTTCTGCGAATATTGAGCCGGGAGTTGGGGAGCTGGCTGTTCGTGGTGAGGTGAACTACACATGAGCCTTTTCTCAACAGACGATTATCAGAAGGCACTGCAGGCGCTTATCCCCACCGGCCGAGCGTGGACACGGGATCCAAAAGCTGTTCAGGCCGCTGTACTGCGGGCCATTGCGGCCAGTTTCCAGCGAAGTGATAACGACGCACTTGCATTGCTGCGCGGTGCCTTTCCAAAAACTGCGACGATTATGCTCACCGAGTGGGAAAAAACACTCGGCTTACCTGATGATTGCTCGATTGGCGAAGTGGATACGATTGCGAAGCGTCAGTCTGACATTGTATCGAAACTCATCAGTACCGGCGGGCAGTCAAAGAGCTATTTCATCAGTATTGCCGCAGCAATGGGTTATACGATTTCGATTAAGGAATACCGGCAGGCGCGTGCTGGCTTATCGGTATGTGGTGACGGGCTAAATGGGGATGACTGGCCATTTGTCTGGCTGGTAGAGGCGGAAGACACAACGATAACTTATGCCCGTGCAGGTCTGAGTTATTGTGGCGATCCATTACGTTCCTGGGGTAATCGTCAGCTTGAATGCCGGATTAATGCCCTCGCCCCCTCATACACCCTGGTCAAATTCGGCTATATCTATTTCGGTTTTAACGATGAGGGGGTTTACGAAGTCACGCCTGAGTTTGCCAAAATATTTGATATCGCTTCCGGTTACGTTTAATTCAGACATTTAAAAAGAAGGTTTATATGAGAAAAGTTGGCAGTACAACTGACACCGCTGATGCTAATGGTGAATACACTAATGGTAATGTCGCTAATGGTATTTCACCGACAATAATTAATGCTGAGATGATGAATACCTTTCAGCGTGAGCTGGTAAACGTTGTTGAGGGCGCGGGGCTTGAGCTTGATCCTGATGATGATTCACAGGTTCTTAAAGCGATTGGTGGCGGTCGCCTGCTTAATATTGTCACCTTTACTAAGTCAGGGACTTACACTCCAACTAAAGGGACGAAAAGAGTGCGGGTGAAAGTTTGGGGAGCGGGGGGAGGTGGCCAGAATGCTCCAGTTAGTGTGGGCGCATCTGGAGGTTGTGCTGGTGGATTTTCGGAAGGGTTATTTAATATTTCTGATAACGAAACTATATCTGTGACGATAGGTACTGGTGGCAGTGCTGTTGCTGCTGGTGTCTCGTCTAAAGGCGGGAATGGTGGTGATACAAGGTTCGGGAGTTTAATCTCAGCTACTGGAGGGAGTGGTGGCGGGGCTACAGTTCCTGCTGGAGGTATCGGAAGTGGCGGGAACATTTTAAATATTACTGGCGGAATATCTCAAGGTGGTCTGTATTATGGTTCTGATGCTTTTATTGGCGGGGCTGGAGGATCTGCATTTTCATCAACGGGTGGCAATGGCCACTTCGGTAGTTCTGGCGATGATGGCGGTTTCCCCGGCTCAGGTGGTGCCGGGGGGAATGGTAACTATTCATCAGGAAAAGGAGCGAATGGTTTAGTTTACCTTGAAGAGTTTTCCTGATTATTTTTGCTTTGAGCGTCCGCCCTTATTTTTGCTCTAATTTTAATTAGTGGCTTGTCTATTAATATTACACAAACGATCCCAAGTGCAATTGATATTGGGTAGCCTAATAAAAAGATGGATAAGCCACGATTTTCACCACCAATAGCAAGCCATGCTAGAAATCCACCAAAATATTGACAAAGAAAAATTGGATAGGCCAGGTCACCAAACCACTTGAGTATTTTCTCAAGATGTATGTTTGTCTTTATTTTTAATAATACCAGGGTTGTAAACAATGCTATTACATTATTGGTGTAGTAAAGTATTATGTTGTACTGACCTAATGGATTAATTGTATATAAATGCCAATTGGTAATAAAAATCCCGATGCAAATAAATGTTATTAAAAAAGCTTTGTGTGGAGAAAGATACATAGCTTTGAACTTTCTATGGGCAAAATAACCCAGAGAACCCATGCTAAAAGGAAGTGTTGCAGCAAGGAATGGGAAATACGCCATATCAAAAGAATGGTGTACTACATATACGTAAGCATGATAAAGCAGTGAAAGCAGAATCGACGTAATGGCTGTAAATTTATTTCGGGCTATGAAAAGCCACAATAAAAAATAACATGTTATCTCAACACCCACTGACCATGATGATGTGACTATTCTGAATCTATTACCATCAATAGCAAAGTGATAAATGGATGAAAAGGCACCGAATGGATTTGCTACAGCATTATCAGAAAGGAAAGCCCAGGGGAAGATTAAGAGGTTTCCTAATAAATCTCCAGGTAAGAAATTGCCTGTCCAGTTTGAGTGGAATTCCTTTGCGGATGGAATTAATTTTATAATAAGAAAGCCCATGACGAGAAAAAATATATATGCCGGGAATAACCTCAGTATTCTATTTTTCCAAAACATAGAGAAGTTGAACTTGTATGTTTCATGCAAAATGTATGTTATTAAAAAACCACTAATAACATAGAAGCAATTCACTGCAAAGTTGCCAAGTGCAGGTATGCGAGCCGTTAAGTGAAAAGCAATGACGCACGATGCCAAAAAAAACCTTATTAGGCCAAGCATTATTTTATCTCCGCGCCAATATCGCGCATTTTATTTATTACATTGTTAAGTTGCTCATCAGACAGAACAAGCTGAGCTGCAATATAAAACAGTATGTGTCTTGACATTACCCTGGGGCTCTCTCCGCCAGTGTATTTCCGCCATTGGCTATCGCTGGCTACACCTGCGAGCCCTGCCATTTGGTTTCCGGAGTAATTTAGTGCGGATTTCAGTCTGGCTAAATCTTCCTGCGTTGGAGGGGTGTATTTATTTATTAAAATCATTCTCTTATTTAACCGTTTAAACACGTAAGGCGATGTTAGCCCTGAAGGGGCGGGGCGTCAATCTTAATTGCTTCATTGAAAAGATGAAGACAGGAACAGGTATGGACAAAAGATATAATACCGGCAATCCAAGACCTTCAAATAGCATGAAGGATCTGAATGATAACGCCCTGGCGTACGATGATTTCCTGAACAGCGAAAGCGATACTTTTATAGATCGTTTTGGTAACGCCCAGGATACGATAATTGGGGCTACTAAAAAAATGGCAGCTGCTACCGACGCTGTTATTGATGAAGCCCGCCAAAACCTGATCCCTCTCAGCCGGCAGTACATGACGCTGGCGGCGGCGCAGGCGGATATTGCGAATATTCCGGCAGGTTCAACAACCTATGTCCGCAGTCAGGACGGAAGCTCTCTGGCCGATGAGTATATCAACCTCGCTGGAACGCTGCAGCCAACCGGACGGCGGATGGTTCGTGACGACTACGCATACCAGGTATCGCCAGACAGCGTGACCCTGGCAGCATATGATCCGGAGACTTCCCGCGTGGCTCCATTTTTAAATACAAGCGGCAGATTAATTCAAATCGGTCCTGACGGAAAATATTACGAACTTTTAACCCAACAAGAATCCGAACTCTATGCGCTGGGCCGGGAGGGTTCTATACCGCAGTTTATTGGCGGTGAAAAAGTGTGGCGGATGACGGTTGATTCAACCACAAACCAGATCGTTGAAGCTTATACGGTTGGTGGGAAGCACTGGATTTACTCAGACGGTGGCCTGGTAGCTGTTAATAACGGAAATGGCGGTGGTGGTGGCGACGATGATGCCAACCAGCTCCCTGAGTATGGACTTCATTTGTCAGGGTCTACTGTGTACCCCTACTCAGAGACAGTGCCTGTATGTTTTATCTTTGTGACTGCTGGGCAATCCAACGCTCGAGGATATTGTCCTGACGCCGATCAAACCATTGTCGCAGCAACGCCGATATATCCTGATAACGCTTTCATGCTCAGCGGCGGGGTTAGGCGTACAGGGACACGCAGCACTACTCTGGTGCCACTGGTTGAGGCAGTAAGTGGGACAGATAAAGAAACGGCCGCAAGCGGCCTCGCGAACACCTTCATTCGCGATATGGCTGCAGCTACCGGAATCATGCCGCGCACGCTATCAATCGTATGTGCGCAGTCTGGTCAGGCTTACGAGTACCAGAAACGGGGTAACCAGGTATATCAGTATCTGCTCGATTCAATCGAAGACTGCGTAACGGCCTGTAAAGCACGCGGCTGGCTGCCGATTGTTCTCTGCGTTGACTGGATGCAGGGAGAGTCCGACGAGGACTGGTCAGGATTACGAGAAGGAATGTATGAATCACGGATGAGGCAGTACCAGAGACAAATCACCAGCGACATCATCGCAAGAACGGGTCAAAACGAACCGCCGATTATCGCCATTACCCAGCTGGGGTATGTCAATGACGGGCATGGTGCATTTACAGGCCAGTACGCGCGACTGGCGTCGACGCGATTGCACGGAAAAGAGCAATTCAGGCTGGTCAATAGTTTGTACCAGTACGATTTTATTTCAGACGGTCTGCACTTGACGTGTGCGGGCCAGAACCGGCGCGGAGCAGCTGTGGCGAGAGCGCTTCTCCAGGAGTGGTTTACGAGCGGCTGGTCAGGGATGGTTCCGACCAGTTTCGTGTGGAACTCACCCACGCAGATACAAATCAATGTCCCAGCGTATACGAACCTGGTGCTGGACACGACTACGATCAACACCTCCGGTCTGGCCAATTACGGCTTTAGCTACACGGATGAGACTGGTGCTCCACCTGCTATATCGAGCATCGCGATCAGCTCGGACGGCAAGGGCGTGCTGATTAACCTGGCGACCGCCCCCTCTGGACGTTTTGGGCGCGTTTCCTATGCGACAGCAGAAAACCCACTTCAGAGCGGCGCATCTGTAAAACCTTCCGGGCGGACTCTTGGTGCAAGAGGGTGTGTTCGATCTTCCGCTGGAATCATATGGGTGTATGACACATCCGTGACTCTTTACGACTGGCTCCCCGCTTTTCGTATTAACGTTTTCTGAGGATAAAAAATGAGACTGATTTACACACTAACTGGACTGAATAACCCCTTACTCCCTGTGTACTCACAAACAGCGGCAGAGAAAGCGATCTCAGAACTATCCCCATCAGTATGGACACCAGTGAAGACAGAGTTTCTAAAAATGGGGTCTGGTGCAAAAGTAGTAGCTATCTCTAACCGATTAGATGGCGGACTTTTCAAGTCACTGGAGACCCTCGAGCCATCCACAAAGCTGAATGGTTCTGTTTTGCAGGGGCTTAATTTCTCCGGTGCATCCGGCATGGCTGGTGATACGGCGGTGGTTATGGACGCAAACATCAATACTTTTGCATTCATCTATCAGCTGCCAGGTGGGGCGCTTCCGGCTACGCCACAGGACAGAGCGGTTATCGCAACCCAGGAAAGCACACCTCATGGCGTCGGCATTCGTACAACGTCAGCAGGTTCATTCCCGATTTTTCTGAATGGAGGGATCGAGGCCGATCTGGCATTTACTCCTAACAATATAGGGCAATCTTTATTCTGCGCTGTAGTTATGTGCTCTAACAAGGCTGCTGGATCCTATGCAATTGCATACCAGCGGTCAGATCAGTCTGCAGTGACCAGCCGACAAGTGACGGGCTATACAATCCCAGCGTATAGCCCGTCTCAAAAAATGAGTATTGGCGGAGCAGGCAATGGTTCAGTGTCTCCGTTAACATCCGTTTTGTCAGAATGTTTGGTTTTCCCCGGCAAATATGCATATGGGACCAGCACACTGGATGTCATCCTGGCATATCTGATGGAGAGGATTGGAAAAATCACGGCCTAGAATTTGCCGAATGCATCCGAGTCGGTCCGCAGCGATGGAGCAGGAGAGAGTCGGCGGCCGCCGCCGGATAATGACTGAAGAAGTGGTGGAGCGGTGCCGCAGAATGCTGGAGAACGGCGCTACCCGGCAGCAGGTGGCTGATGTGACAGGCGTGGACGTGAAAACAATCTACAAGTACCTCCCGGCGACTTGAAGGCAAAGATTTCACTACTTTTCCTGATATGTTACGTTTGGCTTAATCAATTCATTCAGCTTTGAAAACAGTTTGGTTTGTTCGTGAACGGTAAGAAAACAATAAGTTTTGAGCAATTTTTAACTATTAACAGCAATCTTGTTTCCATCTCAGATACATGGGCTGACTTGTGGGCGTTAATTTTTCACACGGGTTTAAGCGCTGGAAGGCTGCTGAGTATTCGATATGATGATATTGATGGTGACTTGATACTGATACGAAAACAGGGTCACCTGAAGGAGCTACGTGTTAAATCAACCCCTCCAGTGGAGGGGATCATTGCTCGTAGAAGAGAACGCTATCCAGAAGATGTTTTTTTATTTCAGAGCCATTCTAACCGTGTGAAGTACCAATGCCGGCCGGTCACTATAATTGCTTTCAACGCCGCTTTACGTCGCGCCGCTAGATCATTACCAGACGTTAACGTAAGCAGTAGTAGCGCGAGAAACATACCGGACTAACCGCCTGTCCAGTCGCGTGTGGCCGATGTGACAGGCGTGGGGGTGAAGACTATTTACAAATATTTGCCAGTACAATACGGCGATAAAAACCCCCTTGAGCAGGCACACTCAAGGGGAAAATACTACATAACATCATTGCTGTGTGCGTCTTTGCGCTCGTCTATCTTCCAAGAATATGCCTAAAGCTTCCAGATATTTCTGGTCTGAGCTGTTACATCATGGAGTAGGTGCCGATGTGATAGGTTAAGAGCGAAGATGATCTGTAAGTACCTTCCGACGTCGAGGGGCAATGACCATGAATTTGGGTCTATACCATCCCAATTCATATATTCTTTGTAAGTCTATGAAATATAGAGCAAAGTATTCTGTTCGAAATGAACCATATGGAATAGCCAAAGGCTAAAATGCCCAGAGTAAAAACAACAATCAGCAAGTCCGTCTGTGACATCTTATATCCATTTTGCAGTAGCAGGTTTTGAGAAAAGATAGTTCATAGTTGGCACATAGACAACATAATCACTAAGTGAAACCAATATCAGAGGCTAAAAGGTGACTGGTTTCCTCCTCAGTGTTCCTGATTGATAGCTGGAACCTGTATTGATCAGATCTCTTAATGAATCTACTGTATATAAAAACAGTATTTTCGGGAGGTGAAGTTATGCCGCGAAACTCAGATATCGAAATAGCCTGGCGTCAGGCAATTGTCATTGAGCCTAATGGCCGTCGCACCGTGACAACGTCCGGTTTTATCCGGGAACTCGCAAAAGTTAACTGGATATGGTCACCGCGCCAGGCTAACCAGTGGATAGAGCACTGACATTCCGGGATGTCTCAACGCAGGAAGGCGATGAGCTCACGTTCCAGTTATACAACCCAAACGGAGGGCTATAACGTGGGATTTCCGTCGCCAGCTGCTGACTATGTTGAACGGCGTCTGACCGTTGATTCACTCTGCGGTACCGGCCCCAATACTCGGATAGTACAAACAGAAACCGGCTATGCCGTAGTGGATTGCTTCGTAAAACCAAAGCAAGGAGATACCGTTTTAATTCAATACGGCGGCGGCACTGATTTTGCAAAAATTATGGGCCGGGCATTTATTACACGAGACGGTGAAGCGTTGGAAGGTGAGGCCCTGGATGATGTTACAGTTGTCGGGGTAGTGACATTCGTTATCAATCGGATAGGGAAGGATGATGATGATTATCCAGTAATATGA